GCCAGCGACTAATGTCTGGGAAACAGTGATTTTTGTCTTTCCAGCTGCGCTTCCAGCTTCAGAAGTAACTGTCAGGATTCCAAGCGTTTCGGCGTCCTTCTCATAGAAGAAGATCAGGTCAGGTGTCAATGCCTTGCAGCCGTAGTCATAGAACATAGCCACTGCGTAGTCATTGGAAAGCGGGATCTTTTCAGGATCCTTGTACGGATAGGTGACAACAGGAAGTGCGATCGCACCATCGATCATCAGCACGGCGTCGATTCCATCGGGAAGATATACGGAACTGTATGTCTTTACCCCGTGGAACAGTGCGAATTCCTCTGCTGCAGTATCCACGTTCGCATTATTCGCTGACTTGTCAAGATAGTTCCTGATCTGGCCATAGAATGAAGGCGAACATACCAGGTTCATCATGCTTCTGGGAATACCCCTGACATAATCGTTCTTGACGGTTTCAAGGGCCTGGATCATTGCTTCGACCTTGTCTTCGATGTTTGTTATGTTGCTGGAAGGTTTGAAGGATACACCGGCCCCGACTGCTTCTTCAAAGAAAGCAGTGTCCAGTTCTGCCACCACAGTGTCAACATGGTTATCTGCGCGTCTTGCCATGATGTTGGCCACACCGAAGGTGTCAAGATCGAACTTCGCAGCTTCTTCCACGATCTCACGGTGCTGGTCAAGGTTTACTGTTACAGGCGGAACAGTGAGTGCGTCACCCTTTCCGGCTGCTCTTGCGGTTCCGTATGGATTGGAAGCGCTGTTCTTGAAGCGTTTGAACTCAACGGAACCGCTTGCGGGATTTCCAGTGTATGCCTGGGACTTCAACCCGCTTGAAAGTGTGGCCTTCTGGATATTCTCTATCACAAGGCCGGAAATTTCTTTCAGGTCAGCTTTGGTTGACCCGCTCTTAATAAGGGAAATAGCTTTTGTTCTTGCCATTAGTTATCACTTTCCTTTCATGTGAAATTAAAATATTACCGGTCCAGCCGGTGCGTCAGGTGTTGGCTGTGCGCCAGGATCTGCAGGTTTAGCACCTTTCAGATCAGGCGCCTGGCTCTGCTGTTGCTTAAACAGATAGGGTTTCTTTTCACGGATCGGCTTGATCATGTCTTCGATGTTGGTTTTCAGGTTTCCTGATTCGTCAACCTCAACCGTGTCAAGTTTCAGATCTCTGATGATGTCATCAGGATCATAAACGCTGTCACCCAGGGCCAGCTTCAAGGCTGTGGTCTTCTGGATCTTTGAAATTTCGGCCTTGTGTGTGTTTTGAAGTTCTGCGATCTTTGTCTGCGCAGCCTTCACATCATCGGCGATCTTCGTTGGATCCCCAGAACCCCCTATGGCCTTCAATGCGTCTGCTGCAGCCTTCAACGCATTTTCAGCGCTGACCTGCTGGGCCTTGATGGCTTCGTGCTTGTCTGCAGGAACATAACTTCCGTCATTTCCGCAGACGATGTCAAGGTCTTTTCCATCTTTGCCCTTGCCTTTGACAGCTTCTTCGACCTGTTTGGCCAGGTCTTCGCCCAGTAGCTTTCTGATTGATTCGTGTATCATGGTTTTTTCTCCTTTCCCCGCTGTATTTAACGTGACTTCCACACGCTTTGCGGACCGTGTTGGTCAGGGACACGGTACCCCGAATTATATGAAAAAAGACACCTTTTACAGCGTCTTTTTCAACGGAATTATTGAATTATGACTTTCTGCCAGGAAGGGATTTTGCCTTCTGGCTGCTCTTTCTTTCGCCAGGATCGTCCACAACATCATCCTTGCCGACATATTGTTCTTTCCATTCCTCATATGTCATATTACGCGGCATTGGTTCGCCTGAATTATACCAGTCCAGGGCGTCTTCCGGATCATATTCGATGGTTGTTGACCTGCAATGCGGGTGCATAGGTGGGAAGTTTTCGCCGACCTTTGCGTCTTCCAGCTTGAAGTGCTTCCCATCAAGTTCCTGGCATATCGTGCTGGTCCTGCTGTCCAGTGTGGCCACGAACTCATATTCCTTGACACCTGCTGCCTTATAAGCGCGCTTTTCGGCTTCGTTGTGGAAGTAATTCGTTTCAGTCCTCACCAGGCGTTCAGCATTCTTGAATGACTGGCCCATCTTTTCGGAAAGCTGCTTTGACATTTCCGAAATACCGGTTCCCCGGATGAATCCCTGTGTGATTATCTCACGGACATTGAAGATCAGGGCCTGGTTATTCTTCCACAGCCTTTCAGAAAAGTTCGATCCGCTCCAAGGATAGGACACGACATCTTCGACCATCCTGGTGTTCACCTTTGCGAATTCACGCACAAAACCGACGCGCTGCTGGATATCGAACACCTTCTTGTAATATGCTTCTGTAAAGGCTTCACCGAATTCCGCCTTCATTTCAGCAACGCCGCGGGCATATAGTTCATTAAGCGTCATTTGGATCTGCGCTTCCATGGCCATCAGGCGTGACTGCTGGCTGGAATAGGAAAGGGCGTCCAGTTCCGCGGTCAGCTTTGCTTTGACTTCCGGATCCGTTTCATTGTTGATCCGGTTCACATAGTCGCCGATGGTGCCTTTCCATTCCTGGCGTTCCTTACGGTTCAATTCCTTGACGGCTTCTTCATAGGAAAGGCCGTTTTCGCTTGCATATCTGGCGTAAAAATCATTGATCTGCTTCCGGATCTCTTTGGCCGCTCTCTCATATTCCTTGAACAGTTTCAGGGATAGGCCAGCACCCCGCAGATATGATTCAGTTTCACGCCGCAGCGCTCTTTTCAACCAGTATTCTTTCCCGGCCATTATTCATCACCAGCACTTCCTGTCTGTCCTGGAACCGGTTCTGCTCCTGTCTGGTCTTCGATGTTCTGGCCGGTTTCAAGCGCAGCGTCAAACAGTCCAATTCCGAATTCCTCCATGGCCTGCTTCTTTTCTTCTTCGATCCTGGCCAGTTCTTCATCAACATCAGTGATCCATGGATGATTTTCAAGGGCGGTCCTTTTTGATATGATCCCCTGGGAAGCCTTCACGTTGTTGATGACATCAGTTTCATTCACCGGCATGTCGGTGTTGAATATAATGTCAAAGGTTTCGTTTGAAAAATCACCTTTGCCGATGATCTGCAGATATGTGTCCAGGAACACCTTTAACTGCTGGAATGCGTCTTTCATTTCCAAGGCCAGCGATTTGCAGTCAGAATCCAGGTCCATATACCTGAAATTGATGGCCGTTCCAGAAGCATTCCCCAGGTCAGGATCCTTTGTATCAACCCCTGAACCATAGTCGAATATATCCCTGCGCTGCTTATCCAGGAACTTCATTACTGCGTCGATGTTCAGATCGGCCTGCAGCTTATCCACACCACCGTCAGCGTCAACCTTGATCGCCAGGTGTTCGCGAAGGTCCTTGATGAATTCGCCCAGGTCCTGGCCACCGTAGTTTTTCAGGACATATATGAATTTGGCCACATCACGAAGCACGTCAGAAGTAACGGAAGTCTGCCAGTTTATATCATCGATTAGGTCCTTGATGAAGTAACACAGCGGCAATTCTTCGTCATTGTACTTCACCCATATGATCGGCGGCTTTGTCCAGTTGTACGCCTTGCCATTCAGCATGAAGTGGCTGGCTTTTCCGTCTTCGCCTGCGTCTTTATCCACAATAAACCCCTGGCCTGTGGATATAAAATACTGAACGCCGTTGCTGTCCCACCATTCAGCCTTTGTCCTGACGGTTTTCTTCCTGCCAATGTATTCGATCACATCATAAAACCTGATAAAGCCATCCAGGATCGTGTGTTCTGCGTCCCTCCATAGTGGGATCACTTCCGTGCTGGGGATCTTCATTATGCACAGCTTGCCTTCTTCGTTGAAATAAGGCTGCAGCCATCCGATCCCTGACTTTATGGCCGCCCTTCCAAAACCCTTCCACTTGCGCCTGAATGTGTCGTCAAAGACTTCGTTCAGCGCTTCGGCATACTTTTTATTCTTCGTGCTTACCGTGAAGGGATTGGCCAGCAGATAATTGATCTTCTGTTCAATCAGCTTTTTCAGGATCGGGTGTTCAATCTTCGTGTTTGACCTGTTGCTGACATCATTGGTCTTGCTTTGCACGTCGGACCGGTTCCTGAAATACTGTTCGGCCATAACCATCAGCTTGTACTGTTCGGAATTCTTGAATTCCTTTATTTCTTCTGCCACTATTTCAGGGATCGACATCGGGATCCCATCCGGATCTTTAACCAACGCCGCAAGCGAACCAGGACGCGCGTTCATTTGCCAATTTAGCACTTATTATCACCTCACTTTAATACTTCGATTGATGATCCGCGTCTTAACCGTTCTATGGAATAACGAAGCGCTGCCATTGCGTCATCCATGAATTCGACCGGTTCATCGATATAAAGGCCGGTCTGTGGATCCTTCTTCCATTTCCACTGCTGGATCTCTTTTATGGTGTTCACACATGACGGATGAATGTGTATCTTCCGGCTTTTCAGCCAGTCAATTTGCGCCTTAACAGATCCAGGTTCTTTTTTGACCGGTACCGCTCTAAACCCGGCCCTTTTCCAGCGCTTTATTCTGTCAGGTTCTGCACTATCACAGAACATTTCGGTCCGTTTACTGATATTCCGGTCAATGGCCATCTGGATGATTTCTTCCGTGTCCTTTTCGAACACATACAGTTCAGAACAGATCCAGATTTCGCCGTCCTTCCATCCGACATCCAGGATCGCGTTCGCATGGTTAAAGCCGAAGTCCTGGCCAAGATATTTCGCGTCGAAGTATTCTGGACCAGTGGGGAAGTCATGAATATCGATATTCGTAAGGATCAGGCCGCCAAGTTCGCCCCATTCACCTTCGCCATATACCCGGTACCCTTCCGGATCTTCAATCTTCCTGCGCTCCATACGCCTGAAATATGCCTGGTCAATGAACCGGTTCGTCTTATAGGTTGAATGATGGGTGAAGACGTCCGGATCCTCTTTGTCAAAGTAACGACCTTTGATCCAGTGCGTAGCGCTTACCGGGTTGAATGTCATTGTGATCTGATAGTATAAATTCGGGTTGATTTCATCCAGATCACCACGAAGACGGTCATCCAGGATGTCAACGTCTTCAGCTTCAAGTTCTGTTGCTTCCTCAATCCAGATCCAGGTCAGCTTCCCTTTTTTGAAGGTTATTGACTTAACCTTTTCGCGCTGTCTTTGGTCCTTAACCCCGCGGAATATGATCTTGTTTCCGGTAGT